ATGTCCACCCAACCCAGAAACCACTGAAGCTAATTGCTAGAGCAATAAGAAAATCCTGCCCACCTGATGGCTTAGTTTTGGATTTATTTGGGGGGTCGGGGAGTACAACCGTATCAGCCCACCAGATGGGAAGAATGTGCTACTCAATGGAACTAGACCCGCTTTATTGTGACGTAATTGTCAAGCGTATGAGAAAGCTGGATAATTCCTTAAATATTTACAAAAATGGCGAGCTGATGGATAATGAAGAATAAGTCAAACCACGTATAAAAAACAACCTCAACTTTATGGGCCAGATAAAAAAAGAAGTAGAACAATATTACACCGCGCAGATTAGACGTCTTATTGTTATCGACCCGTCAATGTCTATCCGTGAAATGACCGAACACTTGGCAGAAAACAATATTAAACTAGACCACAGATACATCGCCGAGCTTAAGAGAAAGGTATTAAAAAATAGAGCGATGAACGCCGACCGGATGACAATGAACATGGCGCTCGGCAAGTTTGCTGAAGCCCTCGAGGAAACCAAAAAGGAAGCGTGGATCATAGCAATGAAAGCCAGCACCCCACCAAGAGTAAAGGTAGCGGCACTGAGAGAAATCCGGTCAGCCGAGAGTGAACTGTTTGACAAACTATTTGACGCCGGAGTATTTACCAGAAAGCTTGGCGAGGTGGACCTTAATGTTTTAAGAAACAAACCACTCGACCCAAACAAGATAGACGAGGTATTAGAGAATATGAAAAACTGGGGCTTTGACCCCACGGCCCCGATAGCAAATCCTCAAAAAGTTATTGAGGGGCAGGCCGTAAGCGAATAACTATGAAACATTTTGATTTATTTAGCGGCTATGGAGGTCTCTCTTTAGCCTTAGAAAAAGTTTATGGAGATTTACAAAATATACCTAACTCAAAAGAACAGCAACATGAAACAGAGGGTTCAATCAGCCAGTCTTCCGGGGTGGACATTAACACAGAGGTTCGACTGGGGAATACTTTTGAAACCATCGGATTCAGCGAAATTGATAAATATGCCAGTGCAGTCCTTAAATACCACTGGCCTAACATTAAAAACTATGGAGATATTACAAAAATCGACTGGGCTAAAGTTCCCGACTTTGATTTGCTTACAGGAGGCAGTCCTTGCCAGGATCTATCTATTGCTGGAAAAAGAGCAGGACTTACCGGTTCACGAAGTGGATTATTTTACGAATACATGCGAGCGGTCAAAGAAAAGCAGCCTAAGTATTTTATCTGGGAGAATGTTAAGGGAGCTTTGTCCTCTAACAAAGGATTTGATTTTGCAGCAGTGCTCAATGAAATGGCCGAAACAGGGTATAATCTCTGGTGGCAAATTCTCAATGCCAAAGACTTCAATATCCCTCAAAACCGAGAACGTATCTTTGTCGTCGGTTTTAGAGATGGAAGTCCAAGAGAAATATTTTTTGAGCCAAAAAATGACAGACTATTTAACCAGGAGAACGAACCAGACGGAAGATCATCACAAGCCACGGTTTGTGGAACCCTTAAATCAAGTGGAGCAGTTAAAGCAGATGACACCTTTGTCAGAATCCCTGAAGCAACCAGAAAAGGATTTGCGGTCGCGGGGGGGGGCGACAGCATAAATCTCTCGCAGATTAACAGTAAAACTCGTAGAGGTAGAGTCGGCCATGGCATAGCTCAAACGCTTGATACTGGAATGCAACAACATACGTTGACGAAATCAAGAATTCGCCGTTTAACCCCAACTGAATGCGAAAGACTAATGGGCTTACCAGATGATTGGACTTCCAAAGGAATTATAGACAGAGGTGTAATGGGTAATGTAAATGTCTTAGAAGAAACAGAAATCTCCGACTCCCAACGCTATAAACTATGTGGCAACGGCGTGGTCGTCAATGTCGTTGAAGAATTAATAAAAACTTTAATATTATCCGAAGCAACGGAAAAACCGAGCTATGGAAACAATAACCTCACAACTTAGTTACGAAGATAGAAAGAAATTCGGTCAGACCCTTTTAGGGTTTGGCCTTATTTATTTCCCTCATCACGTTTATTTGAAGCCCGCCAAGTATCACCCAGAATTAGTATCTAGCCTAGACAACCCCGAGATAGATATGCTTGAGATTATCGGACACCGTGGATCAACAAAATCGACGTGGGGAAGTTTGATATACCCGATTTATATGGCACTTGTCCACCCCGATGTTTATCCGTTTATTGTACCAGTGGCCGACACCGGACTGCAGGCGTCAATGAACATGGCCAACATCAAAACGGAACTGGAAGAAAATTCACTGCTTAAGCAAGACTTTGGCAACGTCACCATAGGCAAAAAGATACACGACAAAGCACCAGAGCCGACCTTAGAGAGCGATGAGGAGTGGCAGAGCAAGAACTTACTGCTATCAACAGGCGTGCGAATCCTAGCGCGTTCTAGAGGGCAGAAAATCCGTGGACTTAAACACCGCCAGTATCGCCCCGGACTTGTTATCGTCGACGACCCCGAGGACTTAGAATGGGTGCGAACCAAAGAGAACCGGGACAAAACAACCCGCTGGTTTTTAGGCGAAGTATTACCAGCGATGGATTTGCGCCGAAGAAAATGCGTGCTAATCGGCAACTGGCTACACATGGATGCGCTGATGGCCAGAATGAAAAACAAGGGCATCTTCAAAGTGCTAGAATTCCCTTTGATAGACAAAAACGGCATATGCCAATGGCCCGCCCTCTACCCAACGCAAGAATTTATCGACATGAAAAAAAAGGAATTCGGACCAGTCGCCTGGCAACGCGAAATGCTACTTAAAGCCGTGCCTGAAGATGGACAAATCATAACCGAGGAAGATATCCACTATTACGACATCGAAAGCCCACAAGCGATAATGGGAATCAAAGCAACTGGAGTCGACCCCGCCATTAGTAAAAAGCAGAGCGCCGACTTTACCGCCATGGTGTCAGGCAAAGCGGCGTGGGTAAATAACGAGCCGAAGATTTACGTACAACCAAATCCGATAAACTCGAGAATGGGAGTAGAGGAACAAGTGAGCCAAGCCAAAGCGATAGACGCGAGATGGCCAGGCGAGCATATGTTATTTGTTGAAGCTGTCGCCTATCAGCTGGCCTTAGTAGAGCTAATGGAAAAAGCAATGCTCCCAGTACAAACCATAAAACCAACGACCGATAAGCGCGCCAGATTAATGGTGGCGTCAACCTACATCAAGAACGGCACGGTAGAATTCCCCCGCACCGGATGTGAAGATTTAATTATTCAGTTGCTAGGCTTCGGCGTAGAAGAACACGACGACTTAGTCGACGCCTTAGTGATGATGATAAACGGCATAATCGAAGCGGGAATCGAAATGCCTAAAATTGTTTTATTAGGATAAAATATTATGCTTATCAATGCGCAGATAAACGACAAACAGAAACACCTGCTCGAGAAATTAAAAGAGCTGGAAGCCTTAGGGTACGGCCAGATGTCGATATATGTTATAGCCGGAAAGATTAACCGAGTAGAGGTCACCGTCTCGAAGTTAAGCGACCCCGAAATAGACGATCCGTTCAAGGACCTACAGGTCACAATGCTCGGCTAGCTTGTTGACAAAATAAAAAGGTGTTAAAATTTGAGTATTATTATAATACTCTTTTTTTATTAACTTTATGAATAAACTTTTTTCTTCCATCCTCTCTAAATTAAAGGGCCAATTATCTGCGCCACTACAACCAACGAGTGGCAACCCATTTACAATATGGGGCGACAAGAAAAAAATATCACCATCAAAAGCGATGGATAGCTTCAACGACTGGGTGTACGCTTGCATACGTGCTATTGCTGAAGAAATCGCCGCAATGAAATTGCAAGTTTTTACATTAGGCGAAGAAAACGAAGAAATCTTTGAACACGATATACTTGATATTTTATCAGCACCAGACGAAAACCTCACGGGCTATAATCTTTTATACAAAACATCGGCTCACTTAGAGCTTACTGGCAATGCTTACTGGTTTTTACATAACGTCAACGATTTAATGACGCAACCAACCGGCATAACAATTCTTAATCCGGGAAAGATAAAAGCGGTTATCGACAACGACACATTCCCCGCTCGTTTAATTTGTTATCGCTACCGAGAAAATCAAAAAGAGTATACGTTCCAACCTTACGAAATTTTACACTTTGAATACCCAGACCCAAACGACGACTTCGAGGGAGTCGGCACAGTACAGTCAATCGCCAGATGGATAGACGCCGATACTTATGCGATGGAAACCAATCGCAGATTTTTCTTAAACGGCGCTCGTATCGGTGGCTTTTTAGAATCAGAAAACGCCGTCACCCCTCAGCAATTAGATTATTTAACTAAAGCCTTTGAATCTATTTATAAAGGCGTCGACTCATCGTACAAGACAGCCGCTCTACCTAAGGGCGTAAAATATACCCCAGCGTCAACCACACCAAAAGACATGGACTTTAATAACTTAGGCAACGAAATGATGAAGCGTATCTTAGCCGGCTTCAGAGTGCCAAAATCAGTGTTAGGCGTGACTGAAGATGTCAACCGTGCCAATGCTGAAGCGTCAAACTATATTTTTGCGTTAAGAACTATCAAGCCAAAGATGGACCAGATGTTGTCAGTGCTTAATTCTTTTTTTGTGCCACGTTTTGGCAAAGAAATTGTGCTGGGATATAAAGACCCAGTACCAGAAAATACACAGCTTAAGATTGATACCATCAAAGTAAACAGTGGCAATAAGCAAATCAAGACCGTTAATGAAATCCGTGCTGAAGAATACGGACTCGAGCCATTAGATGGCGGCGATGAACTATCAAGCTCAGCAGCAGCAGGAACCCCACCAGAGCCGACCAAGACCGTGAAGTCAGTGGTAAAAGGTAAGGTGGTGGAAGTAGTAAAAAAGATAGCCAATAAAGCCAAGCCAGCGATTAGTATTTATCACCGCACCTTAAACAGACGCAAAGGATTATCTGATAGCTTTATGGAAAAGTTTGAAAAGCAACTGGCCGAGAATGTCGAAAAAGTAAAAGCGATTAAAGAAGCTGGAATCAAAGAACTACCCAATGCCGACTGGGAGCCTGTATGGAAAGACTTTGCTGGCCGTGTCGGAAAGTTTGAAGAAAAAATGGGAGCCGCAATGCGCGACCTCCACGAGAAACAATGCGCGATTGTAATCAGCAATTTAGCTGAAGCAACTAAAGGACAAAAAGCAGTCAACAAAAAGAAATTGTTTGATAAGGCCACTGAAGTAAAGGCCACGATAGATTTAGTCGAGCCGATCATAACAGAAGTTTATAAGACCGAGGGCGCAAAGGCCGCCGAACTTTTAGGCTTCCCAGAGATGGATATCACAACCCAAGAAAATGTTAGTAAGGCAATATCGCACCGTATGGAGCTGATGGCTGATAGTTACACCCAAACAACGCTCGATACTCTGGCCACTAACCTAGAGCTTGAATTAGTAAAGGGTGCTTCACTATCCGAGATAACTGATTTAGTAGCCAACACATACGAAGAATGGAACGGCTGGCGCGCTGAAATGGTAGCGAGAACTGAAACTTTTGCGGCCGCTAATTCCGCCACCAAAGAAGCGTGGAAAGAAACCGGAGTCGTTAAAACAATATCGTGGTACACCTCTGGCGACGATAGGGTTTGCGATTGGTGCAGTCAAATGGATGGCAAAGAAATCGGTATCGATGACGAATTCTATAAGAAAGGCGACGAGATAACTGCAGGCGACCAGACGATGAGTTTAGAGTACGATAACATCGGAAACCCACCGCTCCACGTTAACTGTAATTGCTACATCAAGCCGACTGAAATCAGCATCGAAGATTAACGCGATTGTAGCCAAATAAAAAAGATGTTAAAATAAAAATAATTAAATATTTATCTTCGATAAAAAAATAATTTTCAAAAGTATGGATAATTTATTAAAACAATTCAACGAGGAAATGAAAGCCAAATTGTTAGAGAGCTTCAATTCCGAAGAATTTATCAGCGTTGTAAAAGCGGCGAAAGAATCCGACGCAGGAACTTTCAAAGTAATTATATCGACCGACAACCAAGACCGCCAAGGCGAGGTAGTAAAACAAGACGGCTGGGATATGTCGAACTACAACATGAATCCGGTGGTACTATGGGCGCACGATTATTCGAGCTTACCAATTGGTATGACTACCAGAATTTATACTGAGGGCGGTAAAACTTATGCCGAGGGAAAATTCGCACCGGCTGAAGCTAACCCATTCGCACAGCAAGTTAGAAAACTTTATGATGGCGGATTTGTTAACACCACTAGCGTCGGATTTATTCCAACCCAGATGGGCGAGAAAGGCGTAATCTTAAAAGCTGAATTATTAGAATATAGTTTCGTACCAGTACCGGCCAACCCTTATGCTTTAAGCGTTCGAATGGTCAAAGACTGGGCGCTAGACTTAAACGCTCTAGCGACTAAGGGTTTAACTTTTAATGTCAAAGCCGACGAAGAAAAAACACCGAAAGAGGGCGACGCTTGTAAATTAGAATCAGGCGAAGATGGCAAAATTATATTTGACGAAAGCGGCGAGCCACAATGCGTGGCCGTAGCTGAAGAAGATAAAGAAGAAAAAGAAGTGAAGATGGACGACGCCGAAGCTGACGGCACAGTAGCCCCAGCTGAAGCCAGTGAGGGCGTAGCCGACGAATTAGCCGAAAGCGAGGTCCAAGAAGCTAAGTGGGCCAGAATTTACGAGTTCTGGGAGTTAACAGACGCCTTTGTGTCCGCATTCTTAGATGAGAGCAAAACAATGGCTGACTGGGATACCTTAATGGCGGAATTCTGTACCCTATGCCAAAACGTGCCAATGAACGAGGATGACGAAAACGAAGATGGATCAAGAAAATCTATTGTTAAAGCATTCGGGGAAATCCACGCCAAAGCCGGCAAGGAACTATCCGGAAGCAACGCTGAAATACTGAAAAAATGCGTTAAGGCGATGGGCGACGCGATGGCTAGCCACGACGATGCGCATAAAGAATCGATGAAAGGTTATAAACCAATTACAGACGCCTTGAACGGTATGCTTGAAAAAGCAGGAGTCGACCAAGACGCTGAAGATAACGCTGATGACGCTAAGAAGTCAGTAGTAAGCAACGGTTATCCCGCCGAAAAGACTGAGAAGAAAGAAGAAATCTTGTCAGTCAAGGATATCTTGAAAGAGGTAACTGGCGTGATGCAAAAAAGCCTTGAGCAATTAAATGCCAAGACAAAAGAACATGCAAAAAAAATCTAATAATTAACAAACACGTCTATGACTAAAGAAGAAATGGCTTTGGTAAAAGAAGCCGTCAGCAATAGTTTCGATGAAACTATGACTGAAAAATTAAAAGGCATTGTCGGTGAAATGACAGCGCTTCAGGTAAAAGATATCGTTTCAAAAATGAGAATGGAAAAAAATATCTTCGGTCAAGACCGCACTGGTCTAAACGATAAGCAAAAGACTGACTTTGCTGAAGTGGTAAAAGCTGCAGCATTCGGTAACTTTGCTAACATCGATACAAAAGCAAACGAAGCTTTAATCGAGGAATCAGATAGCCGTGGTGGTTATTTGGTAAGCCGTGAAGTTGCTTCCGCAATTTTACGTATCGCCGCTTCCGTAGGTATCGCATTAAGCCAATGCACAAAGTGGGATTTGAAAACTGACGAACTAGGTATCCCAAACTATACCGGTTCATTTTTAGAGGGCGCATACTTAGGCGTTGACGTTGCTGGTCCAGTAACTGCAATGGCTTTCGGCCAAGCATTACTTATCGCCAAGAAATGGCAAGTTGCCTTTGTTGTCGGTAACGATTTATTAGCAGACGCATCCGCAAACTTAGCTGACTGGTTGTTAGCATTAGGTGGCGAAGCGCTAGCTAACATGATCGATAAACAGACATTCATCGGCGCTGGCCCATTTGTCGGTTTATTAGTTAATGCAGACGTTCCAACTTACACATTGCCATCCGGCGAAACTGGATTCACAAGCTTTGATGTATTAGTTGACTCCTCTGATGTTATCGGTCAAATAGAAGAAAGCGTACTCGACGGCGCAGCATTTTATATGCACCGCACCGTGTGGGCAAAATTACGCTCCCAGACTAAAGGCAACATCCCACAATTGCCATTCGGTGGTTTAGCTTCCCCAGCAACATTGACTAACAATGTAGCAGCCGGCGGACCAAAGGTAGCTGGTGAAATCTTAGGATACCCAGTTTATACTTGCCGTCACTTACCAGCAATTACTGCAACCGCAGTAAGCACACCATTTATTATCTTTGGTAATATGAAAGCCGTTGCTTTCGGCGATAAGGGCGAATTAAGAGTATCTCAATTCGAATCCGGCGCATTTGGTGGTAAGGAAATTGCTCTAGCCGATCAAAGAGCATTAGTTTACAAGCACCGCCACGCTTTAGTAACTGCTCTTCCAAAAGCATTTATTAAGGTCGCAACTTCCGCATCTTAATCGACAATACTTTAATGCCCCAGTTTAACCGCTGGGGCTTAAAGGCCTAATAAAAAATAAACTTTAATATTATGGAAGAAGTAATCAAAAAGCCATATAAAGCGTTAAAGGCAATTGCTTTCGCAAGAACTTATGACGTAGGCGAAACAATTTTATTGACTGACGTGGAAGCCGCAAGTTTTGGCCCAACCTTGGTGGAAGAAATAACTGAAGAAGTTAAGGAAGCCATCGAAGAAGCTGAAGCCCAAATTAAAACACCAGTCGTTGAGGAAGAAGTAACTGCCCCCGTGGTAGAAACTGAAACCCCTGTCGTTCCTGAAGTGCCAGTAACTGAAACCGCACCAGCGGAAGAAGTAGTCGCTACTGAAGAAGTAGAAACACCGGTAACTGAAGATGCACCAGTGACCGCTGAAGCTGAAGTTGTAGCCCCAGAGGTAGCAACCGAGGAAGAAGCACCAATCGT